TGACAAACCTGGGCGTGACCCGGAAAGTGTACGAGAAGTGGATGGGCCGCAAAGTCACTGAGCAGGAGATGCGCGACCTGACATCAGACGACGTCGCTCCGATCTACAAAAAGAATTACTGGGATAAGGTGCGCGGCGACGAGCTCCCGTCAGGCGTTGATTGGGTTGCGTTCGACTGGGGCGTCAACTCGGGCACCGGGCGTCCAGCAAAGGCCATACAACGATGCATCGGGGCAACCCAAGACGGCGCCATAGGACCAAAGACGTTGGCGCTCGTGGCGGAGAAAGATCCCGAGCATATCATCAAGTATGTGACTACGACGCGGCAGCGCTTCTATGAACGACTAAAAACCTTTGAAACCTTTGGTCGGGGTTGGACCCGCAGAAACTCAGAAACGCAAGAAATTGCGCTTGAGATGGCTGCAAAGGCAAAGTAAAAACACATGCGGGCCACGGTGACGTAATAACATATGTATATACGTCCGCCAGAGCTATATCCCGACGCGTAGCGTGGCCCGCACGATCACTTTGTATTTCTCGGCAACTTATGGTCCCGGATGTACGTCCTGACGGCTGGCTCAGTCAGCTCCAGGCAATACGCAATGGTGCCCACATTCATGCCAATCAGCATCATGCGGTTTACGATTTTTGCATTCTTTGGCATGCGTAACGGCACCGGGTGTCTCCTTCTCGTTGGCGATTTTGGTCGCGCCTTGTCGACGGCTTTCTGCTCCACCTTTTTCTGCAACTCTTTCATTTTCTTGTGATCCCGTTGCAGGGCGTACATGTCGTCAAGCTCTTTCATGGTTGGCGGTCGACCTATCGTTTTGGTAAACGCGTCAACCAGTTTAACCATCGGCGGGCACCCAGTAGGCGACGTTGCGGTAGAACCGCTCCTCCAGGTAGCCCTTGTCGCAGAGCGATTTCACTAAGCCATACGCCGACGTGCGGCTGGCCCGAGGCTTACAGATTTGGCGGTCACCGACGCGCCCGGTGCACATGTCGCGCAGGGATGGGCTTTCGTGCGGTTTCTCTTTGTAGAATTCCACGATGTAGTCGTAGATCTCTTTTTGAGATTTGCTCATGGGGTATTTCAATGAAGCACCCCCTTGCTGTACTCGACGTGCAGGCCGTTCTCTGTAAGGTCAAAGACGTGATCCCCGGTGTTGAGCTGCGCGATCTCCAATAGGTTCATGCCCTCGCTGAGCGCTTGAGCTGCGGCGTGTTTAAACGCCTCCCACTTGCGGACCTCCGCCATGCAGATCGCCAGGTTTTCCGCTAGGTCAACCAGGTTCTCCTCATAATCCTCCCGGAGAGTTTCGTTTTCTGCGTTTTCAATGAATTTTACGTCGCGGATGATCATGAGTAGATCCCCGCAAAAAATAGCCCGACAAAGAGCAACCCAAAGAGACTGATGGCGCCCACGACGTCACCCAGTATCTCCAGGATATTCTGATTAGACTGTTCAGGTTGTTCTTTTTGTTCTGAATTACAGATCGTACTGCTCGATCTAGGATAATTCACATTATACGACTTTTGTTTATCCATTTGTGCTGGCCTCCTTCTTCCTATACTCAACACGCCTTTCGCGATTTTTGCAAATTCTAGTTACCTTTTTCTCGGCACCAGAGGTTATTCCTGTAAGTCGTCCCTCGCCTTTACGGCGTCGAAACCGTTTGTGTCGACCAACCCGTAGTCGCCGTACTCTAGTCTCTCCGCGCCGCGTTCCCGCGGATCCCTCGGTGAAATTCTTTGCGCAGTCAGGTTCATTTCCATGATCATGTTCTGCGCGCATAGAGTTTTGTCTGCGCCCCTCAGTGAGTTGGATCCGTGGATTGCGTCCAGCCTGTCCGCGAATTCACGCAGGATGCTCGCCACCTTACTGATGTGATCCGGGTGCCACATCGGAAAGTCGACGCGACGCTTAAATTTTAGCGATCCGGTTTTCATTAAAAACAGCGTCGGGTTTATTTTTTTCGTCCGTCTGCGCATGCTGACCGCCTCCTGTTTCTAATAATGTTTCAATTTGGGACTCCGTCAATGACAAGTGGCTTGACATAAATTCGCGCAAATCGGCCAATCTCAAGACCTTTTGTGACAACTCACTTGACATGGTGAGAAGCAATTTACCGATAGTTGTCGTGTATTGATCCGCCATTTGGTCGCTATACGTGTAGCCCCGGCGCTTCTTGACGACCCACCCCGCGCTCGTTGTTTCATCCAACATCCCTGACACAGCCTGACGGGTTATGCCAAGCTCCGACGCAGCCTTTAGCTTACCGATGGGCGTTCGAGTTTGATACGCCACGTACAAAAGGTTTGACAGGTGCCTCTTATTTTCGGTGCTCAGAAAATACGCCGCCGCGGGGTGTTGGGTTGCCCTGACTTTGCGCTGCCTGTTTCTCTGCAACTCCAGGTGGGCGTACGTTAGGCACGCATCCCGCGTCGCTGCTTTTAGTAAATTCGTAATTAACTTTGTCATTTGCTCCTCCGTAAAACAATGTTTCGCACCGTCGACGCGTACCATTCCATGTTGGTGGCCCTCTCGTGGCGCGCCCGCGCGGCTGGCGTCAGTACCCCCAGTGCGTTGAGGTGTCGCGCCGTGGCGGCGTACCCCATGCCCTGCTCCTGGCAGCGCTCAATGATGGGCCAGACCTCGTCGTCGCGCTCACGGGCAAGCTCAGCCTGCGCCTCGTTACCCTTGGCGCCCGCCTCGGGCAGCTTGTCGTGGATCCCCAGCCGGGTGATTGTGCGACCGTTTCTGGCGGTGTAGCTCCCCTCCTCCTCCAGCTTTGCCTTTATGCTTTCGATGGCTTGCTTGGATTTCTTGGCGATCTTGTGTCGTTGCGCGTCCGCCGCGGCGCTCAAGACGTGCAGCGATCCCTTGCTGATGATTGGGTCGTCCGCGACCTTCACGTCAATGTCGTACATCTCGACCTGGTGTTTCAAGAACGTCAGCGCCTGCCACTTTTTAGGAAACAAGTCTGAGATCGAATGCAGCGCGAGTGTAGCGTCGCTGGTGCGGCAGTACCTGACGCAGTCGTTCAGCTCTGTACGGTCCTCCACGTCGCGTCTCTGGCGCCCCTCCGGCTCGGTGTACCACTTGACGTTTGCCCCGGTGTCTCGGAGCAGCGCCTTGATGCGTTTGCGTTGCGTTTTTTGGTGGTCGTCAGACGCCCCCGTTATGAATGCACCCACTTTCATTTATCCTCCCCGGATGTCGTAACCGTCGCGCATTTTAAGCACGCGGCCCAACCATCCATACTGATTGTAGATCCCTAGTTTTTCCCTGACGGCGTACCTCACACACTGCGCCCAGGTGCCGTAAAACATAGCAGCGCCAGACGTTGTGTCTAGAACTTTCCAGGTTGGCTGCTCAGTCATCGCTTGTCTCCCTTGTTCATTATGCGCACGACCCGGTGGCCGGATCCCTGGCATAGGTTGCATGTAAAATTTTGCAGGGTGTCTTGCTGGGCGTGGACGTTCCACTCCCAATTCTGCGTGTAGCCCCTGCCCCGGCAAGCCCGGCAGAAATCGTGCGGGTCACAAAAGGTCGTCATTTGCCACCCTCTCGATTAATCGTTGCACTTGGATCTTGGCGAACACCTCATCAAGGATGTCGTCCAGCTCCGCGCGGGTCAGGGTTTTCCATTTCAATACGAAGGGTCTATTCATTTTCATTGTCCAGCTCCTCGTCAGTTTTCCAAAGTAATTCAGCGAAGCGCAGGCGGCGTAACATGCGCTCGTTGGTAAGCGTTTGTTTTTTGCCGCGCGGCTTAAAGGCCATCAACGCTTCCCGCATGTGCTTAATGTGATCCGCGCAAAACCAGATTTCGTACTGGAAGTATTCGTCCTTGGGACGGTGATGCTTCACTAAACGCTTCCGGGCCTGGGTGAGTTCATCGGAAAGCTGGTTTACCAAGCTGCGCGCGAATGCCATCTCGCGCTCCAGTGGCTCACGGTCGATCTGCACGTTAGCCATCTTTGCCTGGTTGATGATCACCTTGACGGCGTCACGCTCCCGGTCGCACCGCTCTTTTATGGCGTCCATGTCATGCGACAGCTCCATGGCCTTGTAATTGTATTGCGTGTCATGCGTCTTACGGGCTTGCTTTTTTGCGTCCTCGATCTCCCGGGCCTTGGACATGTACGCGTGATCGTTTGTGTGATGCAGCGCGTCTAGCAATTTTCGCTGCCATGACATCAGCGTGCGATCTGCAAATTTTCCTGGTTCTCGTTTCATTCATTCCTCCTTAGAATGGCGGCTCTTGGCCGGGTTGTGACGGGGTCCACACAACGCGCACCCCGTGTATCTGGTAGATGTATTCTTCAAGCACAGAGGAATACATTAAAAGTAACCGCGCAGACTATCTGGCAAATTCTCAGGATTATACCCTGACGCGACCATTGCGGCGGCTGGCTGTAACTCGTCGATGTCAAAGCGCTGCCAGGCGACTGAGCCATACTGTGGGTGACCCTCTTGCCAATGCTTTGGATCCAACGCGCCACCCGCAGACAAATGATCCTCAATGCGCTTAACCATGCGCTCAACACGCTCACGCGCCTCCTCGTGATGAACCTTGTTTGATTGTAAGCCCCAATCGTGAACCCAAGTATTGCCTAACTTGTCGGCCACGGTGACGTAATAGTTTGTCGCGATGTTATCGCCTGGCTCTTCAGCCCAAGGATTAGTGTATTCAAAATCCCACTCTGAAAGAAATACGCTTACGATTTTTGAGCTGTCTAAAGTCATTCTGTTTGTCTCCTGTTCGTTTGCTGTTCTGTACCCAATAGATATCACTGTGATATCACTTTACAAGTACCAGATGTAATATTTTTTGTAAGAGCAAACGAAGAGACTAGATTTACATGGAAAATCAACGAGTTGCGTTGTTCATCAGAATTGATGAGAGCGTAAAAAATCAGCTTGATAGAGCCGCGAAGGCCGACGGCAGATCGGTGGCGCGCTTTGTTGAGTACATCCTGAAGCAAAATTTCGAGGTAGAAAATGAGCAGGACACCGAGCCAACGCGGGCGGTACGCTAAGCAGCGCGGCAGTAGTTTTGAATTAGACATCAGTCACCAGTTATTTGACGAGCTGGGGATCCACTTTCGGCGCAACCTAGAACAGGTCCGCACAGCCGGGTTGGGCGACCTACTGCCCGACACAAATGATTTCCCATTCTCGCTGGAATTAAAGCGGCGGCAGAAGGGCGTCGGGATCCCGAGCGGAGCCTGGCAGCAAGCCGTCACGGCGTCAGACATCAACCGCGGG